TTGAAATACTTGCCGTTGTAATTGATTCTGAACAACTCTGTTTTCCGGATATTCGCAATGTCCGAACGATACCGGATGGTAAATTCATAACTGATATCAGCCGAAATCTGCTGTGCCAAAGACAGTTCCCTCCCGGACAAATGATCTACCTTCGCCCATACCGTGGCATGGGTTGACCATGTTTCCGTATGTCCGTGGAAATCGTTGTATCCGACCGACTGTTTTTCAATGATGATTCTGCTTCTCAACTCGCCCGGATTCATGCGCCCTCCTAGTAAATCATTTTGTTTTGGTCAAGCAGTGCCTGTACGGTAAATTCCAGTTCCTTGCTCATGGCTCCGATTAACACCGGCAATCTATTCTCATACATGTGATTAATCAGCATCATCATGGCTGTTTTCGTGGATTCCGGGATGATATCCGGAGTAACCCCGGTATGCCCGCAAATAAATATTACTTTGACGGCATTGTACGGATAAGGCGTGAAGGACGGCCATGTAATTCCATAGCTCAAGCACACGCGCCCGGGCTGACTGTCAGTGTCCACAAAGTATCCGGATGTACTTGCCGTCATGGTTGCCGTGGTTCCGTCAGAATCAATGTAAGTTACGCTGGTAACAGACTGTAACGGGGCTTTTGGCAACTCGATAAAATCTTCGTCCGGGAAATCATCAAGGTAAAGATTCCATGTTTGTGTTGCCAATGCCCGGTGCTGGTAATTCTCGCAGTACTCCCGCGCTACTTTTATCAGGTTGGTAATAAAATTATCCTCCGTGGACGTTGGCGCGCCCTTGATGATGGACGCGGAAAAGTTCGCCTGTGCGCCTGTAACCACCGCATACGCCCGGATATACTGTTTCGTTCCTGTATATTCTACCTGCTGATTGACCGTATCATTGGCTGTTGTGACCTGCGTAAACGTCCCGCCAGCCGTCCATTCCGTGAAGGTCGCGTTATCATCGGATTCATAAATATCCAGGTCCACCGTTGCGCCTGCGCTTAATCCAAACGGTTCTAACAAAACAAGCGCGGTAAATCCCGTGATATCTGTACTTGTTCCTGTATAAATGGCGGTCGAATGATAACCTCCAGCGATAGACTGCACTGCAGTAATGTTATCCTCAAAAGTCGTAGAATCCAGCCTCAAATATGCTTTTGCATCTGCAAGCGAAACAGGCTCCGATGTTACAGCGGTAACGAGTTTTAGCATAACAACCTCTCCTTAATCAGGTTCCTTGCCCTCAATGTCGATGTATCCTTGATATTTTGCAATTCAAAGTCCAGTTCTTTGGATATCCGGTTAATACGTTCCTTCATCGGGATTCCGTTTTCAAGCAAAGTCAAAAGGTCGATTCCTTCCATGGCGGTATCGTTCGTATTCGGGTCTACAAAAAACTTTCCTTGCTCATCTACCTTGAATCGGATGCCAGTCAAATTGAATTCTCCGCTTCTGGTATTGGCAATCATGCTAACAGCAAATAGTCCTTTAACCGGTTCTCCATTGAAAGAAAAATCTACTTTTGCCTGCCCGCTGTCGGCTTTTATTGAAATTAAAAACTGATTCATTCCCCCACCCCTTTTTAAATCGGGGCGGGAATTACCCCGCCCCGTCATAATTAAACTTGTGTCACCGGGCATACAACTTCAGATGCCTTATACCTCGATTCACCCCGGATAATGACCGCCGATGTATAATTTGCAGATACATTGATGACGTTTATGGCAACATGCGTGAAGTTGCTTGAAAGCGTCAATTTGCTGTCCTCAATCTCAATGATTCCCTGCATGTGCGATGCACCGATGGTTAGATCGGTCGTGTTGCTGGATGTGATTGCTAATCCTTCATAACCATCTGCCAAGTACTTGTTCGGGTCTTCATCCAGGTACAATGTCAATGCTGCGCTTCCTGCATAAGCCCTTACGCCAGGCACGCCATAGGTATCATCATTGACAATCGCCGCTAAAGCAGTGATCGTGGTGGATACATTGGCTGTGCTTCCGGTAAATTGCCTACTGGATGCGGTGGATGTCACGCCTGCGGTCTGTGCAGTGAACGTCAGCCCGTTAATATCAACGGTCGCGTTTGTCTCGCCTGCACTGATGGACGGCGTAATCGTTGCCTGGGTCAAGTTGCTGGTCGCATATACCACCGTTGAAGTTGCGGTGATAGACGCGGCATCCGTTCCAGCTTCGTCCGTAGCCTGATACACAAGACCAGTGGAGGTCATGGTCAGACCGGTAGGCGCAATGTCCCAGATAAATGTCGCCTTTCCATGTTTGGCAAGATTGAAATAAATGGATGTCGTGCCTGCGGATGATACGGATTGCGGATAAATTGCTGTTCTGATATCGTATTTTTCACTTATCATGTCATTCTCTCCTTTCTCTTAGGCTCTTGCAGCCAGTGTAATATATGGGGATAAGGTGTTTGCGCCCTTGTAAGGCGTCAAGGCTTTCTTTCTCCGGGGTTGTCCGTCCACCCTGTAGATGAACCTGAACACCGATTCGTCATACAGGAACCGTATATGGATGGAGGAAGCACCTTCGATTCCGCCCTTGTCGATCATCAGATATTCTGTGGGATCCATGAGGATGATGTCGCCCTCATCGCCGAGTGCCGCAGCCTGCTCAATCGGAAGCACAGGACGTCCGAACAATGTCGAATATCCAAGCCCGCTGATTCCCGTAGGCGGCATATAAACGGTGGAACCCGAATAGGTTCCAGTGGCGATGGTCATCTTTTGCAGTTGCGGTTCAACCTCCTGGTTGATGAACCATATGGCGTTCTGCCGGTTCCTCGCCCTGCATCTTGACCACATATCCATAACATTGTTGAATGTTACGGTGTCTGCGGTTTGTGACGCGGTTTTGGCTACGCTGATCAGTGCGGGGCTATTGAGAATACCTAAGGGCATTCCGGCACCGGTTCCCCGGATAATGGCGTCATCCAGTTTGAAGCCGAATTCCTCGACAAAAAACTCTCTGACAGCCGCTTCCAGTGCAACTGAATCGGATAAAAGTTCATCGGTGGCATAGTACAATCCGGTCAGCTTTTTCAGATTCAATTCCAGTTGGCCATATTTCGGTTTACTGGATGTCAATGCATCCGCCTCTCCCTCCCAGTATGCCAATACTCCGCCTTGCCTTGAACCGTCTGCCCTGCTGGACTCGTCAATATAATTGACTTTCAGTCCGTTTTTGCCTGCGCCGATAGGCCATTTGCGTACCTTCTGCGCAATCACGGACGTTTCGTAGGTATCTTTCAGCAATTCCGTAACGGTTTCTTTCTCCACAAGGAATCCACCATCGGATTGCACGGCTTCATTTGCACCGGAAGCCGCATTGAGAATGGTCAACCGTTTATCGACTATCCTCTCCGGTTGCGCTGCTGTTTTTACGGCAAACAGAAATTCACCGAAATGATTAAACAATGGCTTGTGTTCGTTTGGCGTTGCGTAAATCGGATCCTGTGCGGGTGTCTGTGCATCCCTTGCTCTTTGGTCGAGTAAGTCTTGCGCCTTGATGGTCGCTTCAAGGTTCTTGATCTCTGTTTCCAGAGCGTTAAACTGTGTCTGCTCATCTTCGGTCATTGCCCGCTTTGCATCTATGGCAGCCTTGACAATGGTATTTTGAGCATCAATTTTTGCTTTCAACTGCTCTCTAAGAGTCATACTCTTGATCTCCTTTCATGGTTTTTTGTAATGATGGAATATAGGTCAACCGGCGCGGACCGGGGTTCCTCTTTGGGTTCTTTTACAGGCTCGTTTTTTGGTTCTTCTTTTGGTTGCTCATAAGCGGAAAACTTTTTAATCAGGGTATCCGTATGTTTGAACCGGGACATGTCCGTCTGGATTCCGTTGATAATCAAAATGGTATTGGAGATAGATGCAGCGACTTTCTTTTCCGCTTCGATTTCGTCCGCAAATCCCATTTCAACAGCATCATCCGCATTCATCCAGGTTTCGTCATCCATGAGTTGCTTGATCTTTTCCAGTTCCATTCCGGTTTTGTCCTGATAGGTTGACATAATGGATTCGTCTATTTTATCCATATCCGCTGCAAGTTTCAGGAAGTCATTGGCATTTCCAAATCCGATCGTCCATGCACGGTGAATCATCATCATGGCATTGGACGGCATGATGATCTTGTCCCCGGACATGGCGATAAACGAGGCTGCCGATGCGGCTATCCCATCGATGTAAACGGTCTTTGACGCTTTGTGCCGCTTCAGCATGGAATAGATCGCCTGTCCCTGGAATACGTCTCCACCATAGGAGTTTATGTAAATATTCAACGTCTTTACATCCCCGATGGCATTTAATTCTTTCCGGAATTCATTTGCGGTTACATCGTTTTCAAACCATTTGTAAGAAACGATATCGCCATAAATATATAGGTCTGCGCTTTCCCCGGTTGCGTTTTTAAACTCGAAAAACCTTTTAACTTCAGGCATTTTTATCCTCTCCTTTATTTTCAAGCATTTTATAAATGGCCTCCGCCATAGCCTTTTGCTGGTCTTCTGTCTGAATCTTTCCTGCTTCTCCCATATTGAGGGGTTGAAGATAGATGTCTCCTGCCGGGCCTATGCCGTTCATGTTTTCAAATCTGCGGATGTCATTAACTGACAACCATCCCCATTGCCTTCCGGTTGCATAGGCGTTTGCTCTTGCAACGGCGTCACCGCGAAGCAAAGAATCAAATTTGCATTCTGCGAAATATCCAGCCTTACGCTGTTCCCTTGTAAGTAATTGCAGATTGATGTTTTCCTCGATACGTTTTGCATTGGGAAGCATGGTATAGATAACAAATTCCAATCCCTGGTGTTCGATATTATTATTAGTTGCACGAAGAAGGTGTTGAACCAAATGCAGTGGCACACGATAGAATCTGCAAATTTCTTCTATTTGGTAATATTTAGATTCAAGCAGTTGGGCATCTACCGGTTTTATGGTAAGTTCTTTTATATTGGTTCCTTCTTCGATATATAAAGGTTTATTGACATGATCTGTTCCAGTTCTCTTATCGAATTGGCTCTTAAATCTATCGAATGCAATATCGCTTAGGGCTTTAGGATGAAATACAACAAGGTTCGTATTCGCGCCGTTTTTATAGAAGTTCACGCCGAATGATTCATATGTAAGCCCTAATCTTATGGCTTTAGTTGCATAGTCAATTGGGATTAGCCCGGTGATTCCGTTCATGCTCACACCAGGGATATGAAAAATATAATCTCTGGTCATGGTCTTTTGGGAAGTTCCGTCAACTACTTTATAAATCAGTTTTTTTGTATCTTTGTCCCGTTCGCATGTGACTTTTTCATAATCCAATGGGTATAAAGCAAGCAATTCTTGGGTATTGCTGAAAACTTTCTGCGCATAGGCATTTCCGCCCAGGCAAAGATTCATCATCAATGCTTCTTTGAAATTGAAGGGAGCCATTTCACGGTTGGGTTCATAGTGAAGGATGTCATAAAGCCCGATGTCATCACCCAATTCTTTGCCGTTGTCTTTTTGTTTTTTGTAAACAAATACAGGCATGCTGGCAAGTGTTTCGCTTAATACTCTTGTGCATGCGAATATGGCAGAATAGCACAGGGCAGTTTCGCGGTCGATTTCAGATTCTTTTCCAGTCAGATCATCGCCGCGCAAAAAAGCTTTTATGTAATCGTTAAAGTTATTAGAAAATGCAAATCTCAGTCTGTCTACAACGCCTATTCGTGCCAATCTCACACCCCCTTACAATACTCTGGCTTCGCGCTTCTCAAATACGCTTTCTTCGTTAATACTGTTCAATGCCCGGTTCATGGCATTGATTAATGCGACAAATCCGTCTATCCGCTTCGTTCTATCCCTTGATTTAACCGGCCTCACATTGTCGTTTTCATCCTTCTTTACATCCAGGTTGTCAAACATCCAATTCAGTACCGGGTTGTTGCCATGGTTCATCTTCTTGGCTGTCAATAATGCTTCTATCTCTTTCATAGCCGGTGACATATCCTTGTATCCCTGTCTCACCGGCTCCGGATGAATCCCGCTATCTTCCAGCACGATGGATGTCTGCATGGCATTCCATGGGTCGAATCCGATTTCCTGAATGTCGTATGTGTCCTTCATGCCGATGATTGATTTTTCAATGAACTTGTAATCAATCACATTCCCCGGCGTTGTTTTTATTAATCCGGCTTTGTTCCATCGATCATACGGTACATTGTCCTTTTCAACTCGCTCCCACATGTTGTCTTCCGGTATCCAAAAGAATGGAAGCACACGCCATTTTGGGTAATCATCTTCCGGCGTAAACAATAATACAAATGCGGTAATGTCCAGCTTGCTTGATAAGTCCAGCCCTCCAAAACACTTCTTGCCATTCAACTTCTCCGGTACAATCAACCCCGCATTCTTGTTCCAAACTTCCATAGGCAACCATTTGGAGGATTTCAATTTCACCCAGATGTTCAACCGTAATTGCTGGAAGTTAATTTCATCGGATTCATTTCCGCTTACACTGTCAAACGATTCTTTTACTGCGCCCTCCCGGACAGTGATACCGTCCGATGGATTGACCATCTTCCATATCTTAGGTTCTTTCCATGCCTGCTTTACATCCTCTCCAGTCCACTTTTCACATCCCCATCCCGTCCAGATTCGCTTTGTTTCCGGGTCAAATCCGAAGATCACAGGGTAAAATGTCGGGTCTACTTTCCTTCCAAGCAAGATATCCTCGGCTTTCTTGTGTACCTCCCATCCGATGGAGGTCCTTTCCGGATCGCGCCCTGCCGTGGTGATGAAGAAATATAATGGCTGTCGCCTTGCATCACCGGAGCCGAATGTCATTACATCGTATAGATTCCGGTTAGGCTGTGCATGGAGTTCGTCAAACAAGCAAGTCGAAACATTAAGCCCATGCTTTGTGTAAACTTCAGCCGACAACACCTGATAAAATGATTTTGTCGGTTTATACACCAGCCGTTTTCGTGATAAAACCGGAAGGATTCTTTTCCTTAATTCCGGTTCCTGGTCAACCATTTCAACTGCCACGTCAAATGCGAGGCTTGCCTGCCCCTTGTCTGCTGCACACCCATAGATTTCACCGGCCCATTCTCCGTCAGCACACAGTTGCTTTAATCCAAGGGCACTGATTAATTCCGTTTTCCCGTTCTTTTTGGGGATTTCGACATATACCATTCGATATTGTCGTGTCCCATCAGTTTTCAAAGTTCCATATACATCCCGTATAATCCGGTCTTCCCAATCCAATAAATCAAACTGGCATCCGTGCCATGGGTCTTTCACATGTTTTAATCCTGTTACAAAATCAATCGCCTGCTGTGCCGCAATCTCGCCCTGCGTCATGCGATCACCCGCTTAATGTCTGGCTGAATTTATTTGCTTTCTCTGGTGCTTTGGGCGCAACAAGTCCTGCCCTGTCTGCCGGGGACAGTCCGAATTTTCCAAGGTAGTCGCTCATTAACTTTGCATATCGTTGTGCTATGGAAACTTGCGGAAGCTGTTGTAAATATCCAGAAGGTGCTTTAATCATGAATCCGTTGAAATTGCCGTTTGCATCGTGGCTGTATTTTTCAAGAAAATCCTCTGCTTGCATCCAACGGGCATAGCATTGGCAGTATGCAGCAAGAGCGGCGTTGTCAATTTCGGTCAGTAACCCCAGCTCCTGTAATTTGACAGATATGCGGTTCCATTCTTCCAGTGCTTCACCTTTGAGCATCTTGGGGCATATAGGCATGACCGGTTTCGGCTTTACTTCGTTTTCAGGAATTGGACGCTTGCCCGGATTTCCTTCCAAAACGCGAAGGTTAGTTGGTTTTCTTGGTCGCCCGACCTTTGCCATAATCTTTTCACCCCATTTTTGCGCAACAAAAAAAGCCGCCTGGGCGGTCAACCCAAACGGCTTTACTTAATCACAACTATTTCATTATCTTTAATCTATCACGGCTAAAACGACAAGTCAAATCATAGGGTATATGCGACACAAAAACGACAAATTGAATATAATTTGTATGCACAAAATAATTTAAAATTATATTAAAATATTCTCTAAAAAGTATTGACATTGCACCAAGTACATGTTATAATGAGTACATAGTAAAGAGAATAAGCAACAGCGTAAGTCCTGACCGTAAGGCAGGCCGCCGAAGGAGGATTATTATGAAGTACACATTAGTTAATCTTGAAGGCTGTATCATGGATACCATTGAAACAACATCGTTTGCAAAAGCGCGTAAGTATTTTAACAGCAAGTTTGAGGGCAAATACACTATCTTTTTTGGAGATGACCGTAAAAATGTCATACTTAAATAAATCTTGCACTATGTGCGGCCGTCTATTTAAGGGCGGCCCTCGCTCTTTTTATTGCCCGTCCTGCCGCATCATCCGGGAGCGGGAACGCGCCGAAAAATATCGAAAAAACGGATACTCTCGCCCGCTTGGCAGTATTGACAAATGTAAATTGTGCGGCAAAGACTATATTGTTAATTCCGGCTTGCAACAGTATTGCAAGAATTGCCAACGTCCTCACGCATTAGAGCATGACCGCAAGTCCGGACTTAAATACTACCATGCCAACCGTTTTACAATCAATCCCATACGTAATGTCAGGCGCAGGAAATGGCCAACAACCTGTAAAGTCTGCGGCAACCCGTTACATAAAACCGGCACACTGTATTGCTGTAACCAGTGCCGCATCGTAGGCCATAGGCTACGGTATAAAAAATGGTACTACAAAAATAAGCCGTCTACATAGGCGGCACAAGGAGGTTATTTTTATGAAAAAGATCATTGAAGGGGCAAAGTACGACACAGAGACAGCGAAGGTTATGGGAGCATGGGACAATAGGTGTTCCCGCAGAGATTTTCAGTGGTGCGAGGAAACATTGTACCGCACAAAATCGGGCAAATATTTTCTCCACGGTGAGGGCGGACCGATGAGCAAGTACACACGGTCAGAGGGGAATAATTCCTGGACGGGAGATTCAAGAATATTGCCCATGACCAGAGAAGCGGCGCAGGAATGGGCGGAGGAAAAACTATCCGGCGATGAATACGAAGCAATTTTCGGGGAGGTCAGCGAGGAGGAGGACGGCAAGGAACGCTTGAATATCTCCGTATCTCCTGCGCTCAAACAGAAGCTGTGGGCAAAAGCGGAGAAAGACGGGACAACGATGTCGGCCATGGTAGAGGCGGCACTGGAAAAGCTGGTGGAATAAAACCATACCAATAAACAGACCCCGGTAATCAGGGTCTGTTTTGTTATTTCATTATATTTGTTTTGCAATATGTTTTTAAATATTTCGTCGGTAATGTATCGTAAGCGTATTCCTGAAATAATCTATGTACGTCAAAATATTTTTCCAATGTATTTATTCTTTGTGCCATATTCGCGGTCCAATATTTATTTGATAATGCAAGTTTTATAATGTTTTCCGTTTCAGTCTCCGTCCCGCGTAAAATTATTGCAGAATGGATAATTGTTGATAGGCTTTCCGTTCCCATGCTTTCTACTGCCCATATGGCATTACCCTGATAAAATATATTGCCTTTTAGTCCGCATCCCAAAGTGTTTGCGACCGCCCCGCGATAATTCTTGTAACTCATGGGCTTGCAGGACATCGGTGTAGCTGGCATTGCTCTGAAAGGCGTGGAATGCAATAATATACTTGTCTGATGCGTAGTCTTTAACATTTTATCATCAACTGCCGCCATATCCTCAAGGAATTCCATCCAGTCATCTTCTGTTTCTGTAGGATACCCGATGATGTTATAAAATTTTACCTGATGCGGTTTAGCACATTTGGCAAGTCTCTCAATAAAATCTCTTAACATTTCACGGGATATTTTTTTATTTACCGCAAACCTCAGGCGTTCGCTCATTCCGTCAATAGCGGTAGTGCGCAGTTTGTTCATATCGACGGTTTCCCCATTGGCTATATCGATCATAGCTCTTTCCCTGTCTTCTCCGCCGTTCCATAGTCCGCTATACTTAAATATCGTTGAATCAACATTTTTTCTGTGCCATGTATATCCACAAAATAGACATCTATGGTTGCAACCTATGATATCTTCATGGTATTTTTGTCCATTTTCCAAAGTTATTTCGTGCGGATATATCTCATTGACTTGGTTAATATAATATTCCCCATTGACGTCAAATTTTTTGCTGTCGATGACGGATTTGCTTTCATATGCCATATCGTTACATACTGAATCCATCAATGCACTGATTATCCCCTCGGCCCGCCCCAATACAAAATAATCTACGTATTGAAGGAACGGCCTGACGTTTAATACCCCTTGTCCGCCAACTATCACCTTGTAATCTCCGGATTTCCATTTCACCCTTTCGGCAATAAACTCCCACCAGTCGCAATCGCTCGTTATGGACGCAAGCACAATATCATATTTGTGCACAGTAGCTATACCGGCATATTCCATATTGTATCCGTGCCTTTTTAGGATATCTATTACAACTGCAAACCCTGCAAATAAACGGGTATTGAAGCTCTCGTTTTTATAATTTTGCTTGGCATGTTTAGACATTACATAGGCACATATTTTCATTTTGTCACCTCAAATTTAAATCCGCATTTAGGACATGTTAACATTTCTCTGTCCCGATCTTTTTTATTATCATCCAGATCAATCGGTTCCTCTTGATGCACCTGTGTCATAAGTGATTCTATTTCCGCGAGGTCAAAGCCGGTTAAGGTAACATCAAAGGATCCATCATCGAGACTTTCCAGCAAATCTTTGAGTGCTGGAATCTCCCATGTGCCCGTGGCTTTATTTAGCGCGACGTTTAAAGCTTTTTCATGCGCTTCGTCAAGTTCTACAATAACGCAGTCGATTTCCTTCTCACCCAATTCCTTTAGGATTTTCAGGCGTTGATGACCACCGACTACGGTATTGTTGCGCTGATTGACGATAATCGGCTCGACATAGCCAAATTCTTGTATGGAACGTTTGATCTTGTCATATTCCGGATCGCCAGATTGAAGATTTTTCCTGGGATTGTAAGCTTCCGGTTTCAGTTTGTTGATGCTGATTTTTTGAATCTGCATGATGCAAATTCCCCCTTTTCGTAATTTTGCGAAAACGCGCGGAGAGC